TACAAGATCTATTAAATACCGCTCAAGAAATAACAACTATTTCTAACCGCTTAGAAAAAAGAGCATTAACTATTCTTCGCTGCATCTCGGTTAGTCATGCACGCTGGGCAATTCGAACTTTGGAGAATATCCAGTATGGCGGTCTGGCTGCCGCTAGGCGTAGCAATGCGGTGCTCTATTTATTGCAAACATTCAAGCCTTTAGACTTTCCTAAGGTATCGGCTCCAGCATCAACTGATTCACTGGCTTTGATCGCTGCGCTGCGGTCTCTCTCTTCTCTCTCTTCTAGTAATCAAAACAAAATAGAGATAAAAGAATTAAACAAGTAATAGCTGCGCTTTTATTTTTTTGATGATCCCTTTTTTCTGGTCTTTTTGTTATTTAATCTTAATCACTGGCAATCACTGGCTGCTAAGAGCTGCGCTCAAAATATTTGATATTTGCGGCAGCTGCTCAACGTCCAGAGCTAGAGTTTTGTTTAGAGCTATCCGATCCCGTTGCCACAATCGGACATCAAAAACATAACTGATCATTAAATAATTATAGAAATATCTTGAAGTTTTCATTAAAAAATCTTTAGAAATTTCTACATGATGCAGATTTTCTCTTATTAGTTCCTAATTATAGTTACACCAATTCACACCAAAACCACACCAAAAAATTTCTCTCGTGCTTGCCGACTGAGCGGTAGCGAAGGAGGTAAGAGGTAGGGAGCACGGTGAATACTAGGTAATGGTTGCAGTTAGGTAATGTTGATAAGAGTGTGAGACTTGATATATTGACAGATTTAGTGCCCGGTGGCTTGGTGGATGATGTGGTGGGTGGTGAAGGACTACTTCACAGATTTACATAAAGGGTTGTAGAATAAGTATATGGAATCGCATGTTAGAGATTTATTTTTTGAGAAGATGGGGTTCATTCCATCGGATGAGCAGTTAGATATAATAGATGATGATAGTCGTTATAAATTAGTTGCTGGGGGTGTGCGTGCTGGTAAGAGTAGGTTGGCATCGGTGTACCTAGTGACTAAAATTTTAGAAAGTTTTACTAATGATACGGCTAAAGGTGGGGATGTATATTGGTTGGTGGCAGCAGATTATGAGAGAACTAGGGCAGAATTTAATTATATATCGCAGGATTTAGCTAAATTAGGTTTATTGGGTGATATGAGTAAGCCTATTAATCCGGGATCTATAACATTATCTGGTTTGGATCCGCCGATACAGATAAAGACTAAGTCTGCGAGTGATTATAAGACTTTAGCTATGGAATCTCCGAAGGGGATTGTTGCGTGTGAAGCATCTCAAATTGATTTAGAGAGTTTTTGGAGATTACAAGAGCGTTTAGTGGAGAGTCGTGGTTGGTTATTGCTGGAGGGTACGTTTGAGAGTAGTTTAGGGTGGTATCCAGAGAGATTTACGGCATGGCAATCGCAGGCTGTTCAGAAAAAAGAGGATTCAAAGAGTTTTAGCTTACCTACTTGGAGTAATAAGGTATTATTTCCAGAGGGTGAAGATGATCCTGAGATAGAAAAGATGTTAAGGGATCATTCTGATGAGTGGTATAAGGAGAGAATTGCTGGTATTCCTAGTCCGCCAAGAGGAAGAGTGCATGAAATGTTTAGAAATAATTCTCATGTGCAGGATATTGGTTATGTTGAAGGTGAAACTGTATATGTTTGGATTGATCCGGGATATTCAAGGGCTACAGAGAGTGCATACGCTGTTATGTTTGCGCAAGTTATTGAAGGACAGGTAAGAATTTTTGATGAAATATATGAGCAACAAAAGATTGGACCAGAAATTATAGAAATGGCTCAAATGAAAAGTTGGTGGGGATTTGCGGACAAGCGTGGAGCGATTGATGTTGCGGGAACTCAGCATCAAGCTATGCCATCACAGACAGAAGTGTGGCTTGAAATGACAGGATTGTATCTTGAGCCAATAAAAGTTAGGATTACAGATGGGATTGAAAGATTTAATACATTTTTAAAAGTAGATCCTATAGAGGGAGAACCAAATATGATTATTTCTCCAGAATGTACTGGGTTAATTTCTGAGCTTGGTGGTGGTCCGAATCCATTTACTGGAAGAGCACAGGTTTATAGCTGGGCAATGGATAAAGAAGGAAACGTACTTGGACAAACTCCAAGAGACAGGTATAATCACGCTGTAAAGGCAGTCACTTATGGGCTTATTGCAGAGTTTGGTTATGCAAGAGGACCATTTGAAATTGAAAGAGAAGCTGAAGTAAGTTATTGGGTATAAAATGCCAAAGAAAAAAATAACACCAGAAAATATTTCTAAATTAGTCGAAACTAAAAGAGAACATTCTGCTTTTGAAGATTTAAGAAATAGATGGGAACAAGATTTTAAACATTATACTTTATCTCAATACGATGCTGGCGAAGGGTATCAAAGTTACACCACAAATAAACCTAGAACCATGACTGATAAAATTATCAGTTATCTTTCCGAAGCAATAATGACGGTAAGAACCACATTTAATGCTAAAGATGCTGAATCTCGTAAATCGGGAGTATCTTTTGAAAAATTTATGCGTGGTTGCCTTCGTATGGCAAATGATAGATTGTCAACAATAATGCATCCTACTTTACAGAATCAAATCTCTCATTATATTGGAGTTCGTGGATGGTATGCAGGGAAAGCTATGTTCAATAAGACTAATAATCAAGTGCAATGCGAAATAGATATATGGGATCCAATGCATACTACATGGGATACTGGAGATATGGGAATAAACTGGATAGCTTATTCAAGGTATAGATCTGCTTCAGCAATTTACAATATGTATGGTGTTGATTTTTCAGAGCAAAACGCTGGTGTTGAAGAAGAAGATATTGAAGTAATCGAATATATCGATAAAGAGATCAGGTGTGTAATTGCACATGATACATATTTAGTTAAACCAGTTGATCATAAAATTACAGATGGATTTGGAAACGCACAATGTCCGGGATTCTTAGGTTTTGTTGGACCAGCTCCAATGGTGCAAGGTAAAGATGATAAATCAACAACAATGGAATTTGTTGGTGAAAGTGTACTTGGGCAAGTTAGAAATTTAATTGATGTTCACAATAAATCAATGTCAGATTGGATGACACTTGTAAGAAGAGCAGTAAAACACCCTTTAATTTTAAGAAGCAGGGATGGAAGATTAAGGTTAATGGATGATCCATATAAAGAAGGAACAAATATTCAGCTTAAAGAAGGTGAAAATATTGAATTAGCTCCAGAAATGAAGTTGATTGCGGATGCGGCAGCATTTATGGGGTTAGTAAATTCAGATTTTCAACAAGGAACTCTTCCCGATGTTGTGTTTGGTGACATTAAGTTCCAGTTATCAGGTCATGCTGCAAACATACTGAGATCAGGAGCTAGTCACCAGATACTCCATAGATTAGAAGCGCTTGGAGCTGCTTTTTATCAGATAGGTCAATTACTTAGATGGCAATATCAAAGTGGAAAATATGGAACAATTCAGTTTAGAGGTCAGATGGGAGAGTTAAAAGAATATTATGACGAAGAAGTTTTACCAGAAGATATTGAAAAAGCAGGACATTTAACAGTACAGTTTAAAAATTCACTTGGATTAGAAGATCCTGCAAGGTTTTCAACAGCACAAATGCTTAGAGAAGGACCAACACCAATGGCTCCTGATAATTATATTTGGGATAAAATACTTGATGTTGAAGATCCGGATGCATTTAAAAAACAAATCATGGCTCAACAAGCACAGTATGCTGAACCTAAAGCTACAGCTTTTGCCATGTGGGAAGGCTTAACTGAAACAGGTCAAGAAGTAGAAGCACAATTTTACCTTGAACAAATAAAAAGAATATTGTTAAATGAAAGAAGGAGCGATGAATTGGCAAAATTGCAATTCCAAATCCAAATGTTACAGGGAATGTTAACTTTACAACAGGCAAATATGCCACCTGAACAACAAGGAATGGGTATGCAAGGAGCGCCGCCACAACCACAAGGCGCAGGTCAACAAGGCTCTGTAACAAATTTAAATAATGGTGCTGTGCCGGGAACAGATATAGGTTTAGATTTAATGCGTGGTACATCTCCACCAAATAATACTAGAGCACCGGGAGAAATGAGACCGGGAGCAAGAGGATAAACAAATGGCTATATATAATGTCAGGTTAGGAACTGGACAACCATATGAAGTTGATGCTCCAAATAGAGCAGCAGCAATTAGAATGGCACAGCAAGAAGCAGCAGATGCTGGTACTTATGTTGCTAATGTTGAATTAGCTAGAGGTGAGCCAGAACCAACACAAGCAACTGGACAAACCTTAGTTCCAACAGCAGAAGGTATTCAAGCACAATTAGGACAACAAACAGAACCAGTTTCTCCAACTCCAATGACTCCAACTGGTATTTTAGGATTAGGAATACCAACACAAGGAGATGCAGCACCGTTTGTAGATCCAAGAGCAACAATGTTTAGATCTGTTGAAGATATTATTGATGATGAAACAGGATTAAGAGATGCTGTTTCAGAATCTGATTCAACAGGAATAGTTGAAATACCAGATAGTTTAGCAAATACTTTAAATTTACCTGAAGGAAGTAAATTTAATAGAGAGACTGGTTTAATTACTGATTCTACTGATAATCCTTTAGATAAACAATCTGGTTTAGTTAAAGAAATTATCATTAATGCAGGTGGTGGAGAAAATATAACATTAGCTGATGCAAATTTAGAAGGATTAGATGGAGAATGGAGTGGAACTGATTATGGTGGATCAAACGTACAACCGGGAATGTCAGCAATATTTGGAACACCGGGAGCTCCGGGTGGAATGGTAGGAGGAAGAATGATGGGAGGGCAGCCATTAGTAGATGAAGGAGCAACGGGAACGTTTGCTGATCAATTTGATTTATCAGAAGTGCCGGGTATGGGAAGAGCAGCATTTATGCAAGGATTAGGTCAGGGTGGATTATATGATCAAGGTGATAGATTTACTCCAAGTGGATATCAAAGATATATTGAAGGTTTAGTAAATCCTTATAAAAACGTATTTGATTTTGGTCAATTAGTTGGAGGAAGATTACCATTTGGTCCTGACCGAGCAGCACAAGAAGCAAGAGCAGCAGAATTAGGTGTTGAAGTAGTAGATGCTGAAGGAGAGCCTACTTTTCAAGAAGGTGGAATGTCTTTTGCAGATTTTGTTGCACAAACAGCTCCATCGGGAATGAGATCTTCAGCAGCTGATATTTTTAATGTATTAAGAAGTCCAGAAATTGGAGGAGCCGCACAATTTGGCGGGTTACTTGGAGCTCCTAATCCATATCAAGCACAACAATTAGGTGAATTAGCTCAAACTGCTTTAAGGTCAAGAATGGGTAGTGGAGCTTATAATTTATTAGGATTACCCGGAGGAGGAGATTTATATGATAGGTATTCTGCACAATTCACCGGACAACAAGAAGCTCCAAGATTTATTGATTTTCTTGGACAACAATATGGATTAAATCAAAATGTAAAAAAAATAAACGCAGATGGTTCAATGGAACTATATGATGATCGTGAGACAACATAATGGCTGATACATTCGGTAGTGTTTTTGGACAAGATAATCCTTTTTTAGATTATTTAGAAGGAACAACTGGTGGAAAAAGATCTTTATTTTTTGGTGGTGTTCAAGATCAATTAGGTGGATTACCAACAAGTCAAAGAAAAAGAGCAGCTCTTGAAAATGTATTTCAAGATGTTCAAAATGAATTTCTTGCTGAGTTAGGTTCTCAAGCATTAAGCGGTGAAATGCCAACTCTATCTTTTAATCAATATCTAGATAGAGTTTCTACATCAGATAGACCTATTGGAGATAGAATATACAGACAAATGGGTAGTCCACGCACTTCACAATTTGCACCACGAACAAGATTTTTAATGAATTATTAAATTATGACTAAATGTAAAAACCCTAACTGTAACTGCGAATCATGCGATTGTGAGTCATGCGATTGTGATGAAAAAGAATAAAAAGCCAACACCAAAACAAATTATGGTGGGGTCTAGTATACTAGCAGTGATTCTAAGTACAATGATAGTAATAGGAGAGTTAAGTAACAGGTGAAAAAATTAATTAATTCAATACTTAAACATTTCAGTTTACAGTTAGTTAAAAGACCAAAACAGAGAAAAAGGGGCTGGAAACAGCAAGGTCGTGGCACTAGAGTTACAGTTAGTAATGCTTCTGACCCACAAAATAAGATGTTTCTTCTGGCATCTACTGCTCCCACCAGACTTAAAAGTCAGGCATCACACGACATATTGTCGCCAAATTCATTTACAAAATACGGTAAGATTCCAAAAGGTAGAAAGCAAGGGGTTCCTGTCTGGAGAAAAGACAAATGAAAATACCTAGATTTAAAATAAATATACCTAAAGTAAGCATACCAAGAATAAGTATGCCTAAGTTCAGGTTACCTGCTTTTAAGCTACCAACATTTAAATGGTGGATACGTTTTAAACGCAGCATAAAGGCAGCGTTAGATTTTATTCTTCCTTATGCAATAGGTATTGGAAATGGAATATTATACACACTAACTTTCCTGACAGTAATCACAGGAGCATTACTTCTTACGATCACACTTGCGAATCCTGTAAATCTATGGTGGTCAATGTCACCAATCGAAACACCTTACTTTGTAATAGGCTACTCTCAAGTAATAACTTACATAGAATTTATTCAGTCTTACTATTGGGAGAGCGTTGGAATAGGGGTAGGCTTAATACTTTTTGGATACATCATACATATTCGTTCTATAAAGGCTTTCTATGAGGGAATCAAAGCATCACCAAGGTCAATTCTTTACTCACCAATAACCTTTTACAACGAATTAAAAAACTTTAGGGATTGGTTATTTAAGAAAATAGAATACTTAAATGGAGAATCAGAAAAATGGAGAAGGTTCTTTAATATAATGAAATCTCCATATAGTTTACTTAGATCACTGGGTCTAAACCCCCAGATGGCGATTGCGGTGCTAGGTATTGGTTCAACAACAGCAGTAGGTGTTGGAGTAGCAGAAGTAATGGAGATAAGAAGTTTTGAGAATCGTTCTCCTGGAATTTATGCAGCACCATCAGAATACCCTGATGAAGAATTAGAAAAAGAGATGGCTTGGAGAAAAGACAACGTAAATGACAACACTTTGAGGATAGTTATGGGTTCCGTACCTGTAGAAGAAATAACCATATCTAATGTGTCTGTTGGTACTGTGTATACAGGTTCAGCATTACCAAGTGGAAAAGCCGAAGCAATATTAATTGAAGGTAAGTCTGGAATGAGTGCCAGACTGGAGATTGGAGAATTGATATTTGAAAGGAATACTTGTAAGTCCCTTACGTTAAGTGACATAAATGCCTATAAAGTTGTAGTTCAATATAATATTTCAGATGGACAGTCTATTGCACAAACGATAGGAACAAGTCGTGACCTTAGAATTTCTGGTGGCAACAGAATGGCTAAAAAATTATCTACTGAAGGTGGATTATATGACCGAATTTGGCTAGATACAGGTAGCCTAACATCTACTAATGCTAAGATTAATAAGCTCAATCTTTCTAATATTGTAAGTAAGGGAGGAACATGTATCCTACGCCAACTAGACGTAGGACTATTAACTATCCAATACAACCAAACTGGGCATGACCAAAACTTTGCGACTAAAGAATTTGATGTGCAATCAAGCACAACGGCATCCATTTGGTCAGTCATAGATAATAGAGAAGTTTTACTTCAAGAACCAGACACTCAGTAGCTATGCCAAAATACGATTATATATGTAATAGTAATGATTGTGAGGTAGAAAGTTTTGAAGTATTAACTACCAGTTTTGATGATTCTTCTGAAAGATGTCCAGGTTGTAAGCAACAAACTAAAAACAGAAAATCTGTGTATCAGTTTTCTTTTAGAATGTAAATATGCTATGATGTGTTTAGCGTGGTGGTAATTGTTTAGTTTGTTACTTCAGTTAAACCCCCTAAAACCACCAATCGTTTTTTCAGTTTAACTCCTTTTCTGCCACGCTCTTAAAGAGGAAAATCCAAGTTCTTAATTGTTTTATCTTCAGGTCGCATAATCATATTTGCATCACTATCTTCTATAATTATCTTAATAAAATCCTTTGATGTATCCATAGCTCTACACAAGCCATATTCTCTAATTACGTTGTCGTCTGTATATACAATTCCATTCATGATATCTTCAGTAGATTTTACAAGATTGTTTAAGTCATAATGAAATACTGATTTAACTGCACGTTTATCAACGCTGCCGTCTTTATTCCTTCTAGCATCAATAGGAGCTGAAGATGTGGCTCCAAATTCAAATGAGGCTTTTATTGGGGTAGAAATTAAACTTTTAGCTTTAAGGTTCCAGGCTATACGCAAAGAATCTCTGATAACTTTACGCCATTCGTTATATCGTTGTGCCTTGGGATCGGTAAACCTAGACCTATAATTTTGCCTAGGTTGAGGCATAGGCCTCGTATCAGACATTAAAATTATTTTTGTGTGCTTTTTAAGACTGCCTTCAAATTCTTTTTCTTGTTTAAAGTCGACAGTCCATTCTGAAGTCATGGTTAGTTATTTTAAATTATTTTTTTTATTTATGTAAAACAATATCCAGAATCACACCCATTATCCCATTCTTGATCAAATAATTGTAATTGTGGGTTTTCTTTTAAAGTTTTTAGTGGTTTCATTTCAGACCACAAATAAGCGTGGTCTATAACATTTCCTAACCTAAGTGTTTCATCTATTTTTACAGCCCTATCAAAATCATCTGTGCCATTATTTAACATATTCTTAAAAGTACTGGTCTTGACGTAAGGACAACCAACACAACCACTTTTAGGTAATAAAGGCAACCCAACGCTTTCAATTAAATTATTACAATCCTGTCGGTTCATACCTAAGTCAACCAAGGGAAACCTATTTGTATCCCTTTTAACTGGAGAATCTTTTACTCTGTGAATTTCGTGAGCATGAATCCCTAACTGTGTAATTCTTTTTACTGTTCCGTATTTTTCTCTAATGTAATGATGTATGGGAGTAATTTTAAATCTATCTGTGCAAGATCTATTCATTATTGCTCGTTTAGATGGGTTATTGCGTGAAAATTTGTGAACAGGAATCCCACCAAAAGCTACTTTTTCTCTAAGTGTTGATTTTGTTACATATTCATCTAATCTTCCCAATTTAGATTTTACTGTTATTAACTTGTATCCATGATCTTGAATATATTCTTTATGAAGATTTATATGTTCTATAGTAATTTTTGATTCCCAACCAGTATCAGCAAAAATAATTTCATCTAGTTTTTTGCCAGTTAAAGTTTGAACTTTGCCTTGAATATTTAAAACAATTAAAGCTAGGCTTGGACTACCCCCTCCGTATGATATATATTCAACTTGATTCATTTTTTAATATTATCTCTTATGTATTTTTCAATACCATCTTTAGGAATTAACCTTTTAGCTCCAATTTTTAATGACTCTAGCTGACCTGAGTTTATCAGACCATAAAATGTTCTTCTACTTATGGACATCATATACATAGCATCATTAACGCTTAGTAATAATCTATCTTCTTCGTTCATTATTTCTCCTTTTCTGTTATTTCAAATTTTAATTTTATTTGCGTTGGGTGTTTATCTATTCTTGGTCTATTTTTTCTATCCCAGCTACCTCCACCAGCTTCACCAATACATTTCCATCCTGCTGCCTTAACACTTGTGCCTAGTTCTTCTTTTAAAATATATGTAATTGCTTTTTTATATCCCATAGCTCTTGCTGCTCTCCAAGCTGCACTATATAGCATTGAACAAGCATTTTTATATCCATCAAGCACAGCTAATCTAGTTATCTCAACTGTATATCCATTATCTAAATGCCTAGATACAGGCCTACCAGCAATGCAAACACCTACAATATCATTAGATTGAGCTACAGATATGGCAAATAGTCCTCCTCTTGGTGATTTGTGATGCCTGTGAACATCATCTATAAATATCTTTGCATTATTAATTGATATTGGTGTAATTTCTAATTTCATTTTTCTATTTGTGTAAACATAGGCGCATCATTACGCAACCTATCTTCAATTAATTTTATGTAGTCTTTATTTAGTTCTATCAGTATAGAATCCCTACCTAACCTATCAGCTACAAGTCCTGTAGTTCCTGCTCCTGCAAACATATCTAACACAACTTGAGGCTGCACTTCTGCTTTACAGTCGCAGTCAGGTATCCACCCAATAAATTTAACCGAATCAACTAATCCACTTGGTCCTGATATATGACCATCAGTCCTACCTGTTCTTTCAGCATAATATTTTCTTTGTGATTCCATATCTCTATCAGGATTCTTTTCTCTTTCAATCTCTCTTATATATGGTTTCTTACAATTTGAACATTGTCCATGTTCACTTGTTCCTGCTTTTATACATAATTCAGGTATCTCAGTTGGGAATGTAGCAAAGTGTGCTTCAGAATAAGGTTTGGTAGTAATTGTCCAGACATCTCGCTTGTTTCTTTTTCCGTTGTCAGTATACTTGTTGCCACTATAGGTAAGATGTTTTTTAGAATCATTATCTCCGTACTTGTTGCCACTAAATTTAGCATTAGTTTCGCCTATATTCATTGATTCTTCTTTTATAGATTCAGTATCGTAATAGTATTTAGGATTCTTAGTTAATAAAAATATATATTCGTGAGATTTTGTGCATCTGTCCTGAACTGACTCAGGCATAGGATTAGGTTTTGCCCATATAATATCTTGCCTTAAATACCAACCATCATCTTGTAATGCAAATGCTACTCGCCATGGAATACCTACTAAGTCTTTAGGTTTTAACCCTTTTACTTTATGATTCAATGCAACTTTTTGTGCATTTCTGCCTTCTGGATGTTTAGGATCTTTGCTATCCCCTTTGTGACCTGTTCCTACATAACTATCCCCTAAATTTAACCAAACAGTACCATCATCTTTAAGGACTCTTTTTACTTCTCTAAATACATTAACTAAGGACTGCACATATTCTTGTGGAGTTTCTTCTAATCCTAACTGGTCATCAATCCTGATAGCTTTACATTTAGGACATTCCCACTTGCCTATAATATCTCTTGCATAAGTTCCTGTATTTGTAGATTGTAGGCTATCGTTAAAATTTTTTTCATATTTACTTCTATCTGCTAAATGTTCACAATTCTCATCTCCACCTTCCCAGGTAGCAGTGCCATAATCTCTCAATCCCCAATATGGTGGACTGGTAACAACACATTGAACAGATTCATCATCTAGGTCTTTTAATTTATCTATGCAGTTTCCTTGTATTATTTTAATCATTAAAACATCTCTACGAATACTGGAGTGTTTTCTCCTACGTAAGAACCAGTTACATTAAATTCAAAATACTCAACGGCTTCTTCTTCTGTCATGCCATCTCTTTTAATGAGGATATCAATGCACTTTCTCATGTCATAGGTTGCTAAAGACCTATTGAATATGACTCCTATCCCAATTAAAGCTTCATCAAAGCCATCAGCAAATAATGCTTCGTCATTATGCTGTGCAATATATTCTTTCTTTTCTTCTATGCTCATATTGTTAGGTCCTTTGTTTATCGTTTTCTATTAAATAATCTCTGTAATGTTGCATATTTTTTCCTCTGATAAATTTTGATGCTTTTATTAATTTTTTTCGTCTTTGCCATATAGTTCTATCCATTTCCCTGTTACTTGGTTTTTGCTCTATTTCAAACAAAGGTTCTTGTAAATTTTTGATCCATACATTTATATCCCTCATACGACTTCCACCTCCAGGTTGAACAGATGTGCATTTATATCCCATTTTTTCCCAAAACCCATTTGAGTCTAAACTAGAGGCACATCTTAATCTTATGCTCATGCAACCTTTCATTTTGCACATATTTTCTAAGTTAGAAACAAGACCGGCTCCATACCATTGACCTCTTAAATCATATTCAATACAAGCCTGATGAATTTTTAAAGATTCTCTGGGTACGCCATAATATAAGTAACCTGCCGAAGATCCATTTACTATAGCTAGTGTAATTCTGTGTCGTTCAATTTCTTTTTCAAGGCCTGACAAAGGATAAAATGCTAAATCTTCTGCATTTTTTTTCTGCAAGTGATCTATATATTTTAAATCTGATGTTGTTGCTAATCTTATTTCTAAATCCATACCTTACTTCTTTAATAATGGTCGCATATCATTTGCCTCCCACAATGAGCAGAGGCGTGACTTAGTTGTATCTTTAAGCCTTGATACCACCCTAGAGCCTAAAACACGCTCTATGGCACCTTCAGGTGTTTCATTTGAGTCTTTTTGAATGTTTCCTGTAACCAATGTAGGTTTTTCAGTATCAAACCTGTGAGAAATAATCTCCTGATACTGACTTGACATCCAACCTGTAGAATCAGTAGCTATACCTACTTCATCCAAAATTAAATATTCTGCATTAACAAGTTCATCTCTAAATTGTCTTTGAGATTGACCTTCATCATCTTTAAATGATCTAGGCCTCAGCTCATTAGCAAACTGTTCTCCGTTCATATACTTAACTCCCTTACCATTTGATATGAGTTTAGTAGCAGCGCTTAAAGATAAATGAGTTTTACCTACGCCTGTGCCACCAATTAATACTAAGAACATCACTATTTCCCCATTAACCCATGACTTAACTAAATCATGTGCAGCCTTAACTGCTTTTCTACCTCTAGCTGTTTCCTGGATACTAGGATCAAAGTTTTCTAATAATGGAGGACTATCTACTCTTATGTTCGCTTGTTCATACATAATGCTTTGAGTTTCAGGAGAAGTTCCGCCAGAACATTCAGGGCAAGGATAACACTTACCAAATTTTTTTTGATAAATGTCTGAAACCTCATAACTTATCCATTTAAGATCATTACAAGTTTTACAAGGAACGTGTGTAAATTCATGGTTAACTTGTAATTGTATTGTTCCTATTTCAGATGGAGTTAATTCTCTTTGCATTTTTTCCTCAACGTGTTCCAATTCATAATTTATTTTCTCAGCTAACGTCATGTTTTTACTGCTTTCAACTTTAAAATCCTTCAAATGGATCTTTGGTTTGTCCTCCTCGTTGAAGGATAATTTTTTTAGGTCCTCTGACATCTTGCCTCCTATTCTTATCCAACCAATTCCTCCAGGCTAGTCTAAAATTTTTCAGTTTGCGTTTACCCTCTGTCCAATACAATGTAAATTTCTTTGCTTCATCTGTTAACGGAACACCAGAATAGTCACTATTTATTTCATTAATAAAACTTTCAGTTAACTTTTTCTCAGCTATAACACCTAATCTTGACGACATTATTGTCGCCCAATCATCTTTAGGGGAAACTTTAGAAGGGGTAATAGAGGGGTTAGAAATAATATTATTATTACTATTATTAATACTATTAAGATATTCATTGGGGAGATTAGAAACCTTATCTTTAACGACACTATTGTCGCTAGGCAACGTCATATTTGTCGCATGGTTAAGTATAAATCCTGTATTTTTAGGCGACATATTTGTCGTATCCCTTTTTATAAAACCTCTACTTAAAAGAGTTGCAACTAACCTTTGTGCTTTTCGCACAGAACTAGGTCCAGGATTTCCAAAATGTTGTGATAGCTCTGCAGCAGATCCTCTAAAGATCCAACCATTACTTTGTCTAGCCATAACTATCAACATGAGTTTTTCCTGTCCATATACGTCTTGTTTCCACGCCCAATTTTCTTCTTGTTTCATATATTCTAAAAATAGTTCTGAAGTTAAAAGTTTTTAGAACTGCCTGAAAAATATCCCAGACAGTTTTTAAACTTAAAATTAGGAATTATTCAGGTATTTCCCAGTCTTGAATTTTTGTCCTGTTATTCCAAACTTCATCTATCATTCTTTCAGACTTTTCGATATTTCTTTTTAGAACTTCTTCGTAATTTTCGTAGATCCCTGAAATATCAGAGTTTGCAGATAAAAGTCCATTAGTAAGTTCTATCTGTGACTTGAATGTAGTTTGCAATACAATTTTATTATCTTTATCTACGTTGTAATCCAAATTTTTAGGAAATGAATCTATCCTCTTAGAAACATCAGCTACCTGGATAGGTGTTGCATTAGTAGGTTCAACATTTTCTGCTTGAGCTGATTCTGATTTTTCCACAACAGTCATGCCATTTATGTTGTTCCAATAATCAGGAGTTCCGTCTGCCTTTGCAACGTGTTGTCCTTGTTGGTTAATTTTCGGACCATGAGCAAGGTCAACAGAAACTGTATCTCCCTCATTAATCGTTAATATGTGAGGGTTACGTTTAATAGTAGGCGCAGTAGCGTTCCACCATTCTGTATCAGGTCCGTCATTAGGCCTTTCGTTAAAAATAAAACCTCTTGACTTTGATTTTGTTGTTGGGTTTACCTTATCTTTAACAACCTTAACTGTTACAGTAAGTGGTTCGTATGTTATGCTGCCATCTTCTTTAGTTGGTTTTTTTTCAATTAATTCAACCATTAGTTTCCTCCTATAGCTGATTTTGTTTGTTCCCTTTTCTCTTTTACATACTTTTCATAATCAACACCTCTGTCTTTAAACCATTTAATGATTGAGTAATGATTTTCAACCATAGTGTCAGGAAATTCCCTAGTGCAACATTCCTTTAAATGCAGTTCGTAAGTTTCTAAAGTATGTTCACAATCATCATAATGACATAAGTGAAAATTTTTAGTGACAATTTCATACACTTCTCCAATGTCAAACAGATCAGACCAAGATTCTGTTCCATCATCAATCTCCTCTTTTATAATCTCGTAATCATCATTGTAAGCGTGTGTATATGTAGTAACCTCTTTATCATAAAGATTGAGTTCTTCGTAAGCTCCCTCAAGGTAATTAAGCATATTCATTGATTGTATATCAACGTCTTGTTTTCTGATTTCAGTTAGTTCTGAATATTTAACTTCAGCCTTAAATCCTTCATTTTTAGGTAATCGTTTATATTCCCATAATTCCATTAGTTTCCTCCTTATATTTTTTATTTTCTTTTAGATCCGTAGTCACATAAATTCCAATAGCTACAATATCTTTCCGAACAAACCCAACTTCCCTCTGGAGCAGGTAAGAATATGTTGCTATCAATCGCATCACTTACTGATTTAATTCTTTGAATAGCACGTTCTTTAGTTTTCTTAGTAGAACGACCTGAATAGTAAGATGCTTTAGGTGTTTTAGCAGTAGTAACAGATGCTATTGCGACCTGATCTGAACCGATAAAATTCGCATAAGTTTGTAATTGTAAGTCTGCCTCAACGTCTACGACCTTATCGGCTTTTCTGACTTTAGTATCAACAATAGTATTTTTATCAGTTATCAAATCGGCAAATCCTGTAACGACTAACCCATCTCCAATATCTTCTTCTAATTTTACCTGTGTCCAAGCACTTCCATCACTACTTCGACCAGGAGTTAGGTTCTGTCCATGAACACCATGATAGGTTTTAGATGCGCCTACTGTTTTATCTCTTGACTCGTCTTTAGTTGCCTCTTTAAATTCTGTATCGTCTGCCTCCTCGTCATGCTTGTTGACTGCCAAGTCCACAAAGTCATTTTGAGTAACGCCTAATTCGTTCTGTGCTTTGGTGTCGAAGTGGGTGTTTGCAGCGTTGTCTACTGCGATACCTCGTAACATATTATCATTGATCTGATAAGGTATCTTTTCGATATAGCTGAAGTAATATTGCAGACCACAAATTTGATATTTTCTAACCTGACTTACAGAAATATGATCAGGTCGATTCTCGTTCTTTTGCATTTAGCCTCCTAATGCACGTTAGTTTCTTGTTGAACTATAACTTTTTTTAGTTTGCGCAGTTTGTCAGTAGCTATTTCTAATTCGTTTAAATTTTCGTTGACAATTTTTTCAGCTCTTTCAAAGTTGTTGTCTTTGAGCAAAATGTCCACGACTGCTACGACACTATTAATATTTATCATCATTTCAACCTCCTTAGTGTATATGATAGTTTATATATATACAAATAAAAAAGAGGTAAAAGTCATATTAACTCCTACCTCTTAATTAATGTTTAGCTAAAACACGCCTCGCACAATGCGATATATTTATTTTGATTATTCCATTTGCTATACCACCATTCTTCATCACTATCCCATATCAATTCAGTTACAGGCTCTACAATTCCACATTTATCACAAGTGTTGCACCCACCAGAACAAATGCAAAAATGTTCCTCACATTCATCATCTAATTTTTTAATTATCCTAGAATTGAACTTGCCGACTTCGACATATCCCTCCAGGACATCTTTAATATTACCCATTATGCGTTCTCCTGTTGTTCTTCTATTTGTTCATCATCTTCTGCGTAGATAGTATCATCTTCTAAATTAATAGTTATTCTAAAAGTCATGCGTTCTCCTTGCTTGTTGGTCTGTTAATTGGGTAGATCCCTGTGCCTAGAATTTTTTGGAGTTCAATCATGGCATTTTGTCCGCTACTGCTCATTCTGTCGAACTCCCACCCTAGTTCATCGACTAAACGTATTATTTCAATTAATTTACTCATGCGTTCTCCTCGTTGCCTATAGATGCAACTCTTTTTGCATATTCTTCATCAGTTTCTATGTGTGGAGTTGTGTCCTCACTGCATTCTTGTATTTCTTGCATATCGTTATGCCAATCATTATTGTCAGGAGTGTCAACTACAAATACATTTAGTTGTAACTCATCTTCTTTTATTCCACTCATAAATGTATTAACTACGATACCTTTATTGTTTAACTTATCGTGAAAATAACTCCACCTGTCTAATTCACTCATGCGTTCCTCCTTAATTATGACAATCAAATAAGACTAACCAATACTTGTCGATCTCTTTGTTTAATTCTTTATACCACCAATTACTAACACCCTCGCCATCAAAGTCGTATAAGTAAACTCCAAGTCCTCTGTATCTACCTACTTCAAAAAATGGAAACAAAGTCATGTGCTTTTCATTTTTAAAAATGTCGTCAATCGACTGTTCATCTAAAAGTTTTTTGCATTTTTCCAAAGCACGTTTCTTTTCGTTTATAGTATTTTCATGTAATTGTTTTAGTACTTTAATGCCCTCTTTAGTTCCTAAATCAAGCACAGGGGATTTTATATTCTCGTCATCTGCCCATCTGCCGTCATTGTGGTTTGCATACCAATCGAATGGCATGTTGCCCTCTCCTGATAATCGCCAATCCATTATGCGTTCTGCTACGATCTGAGCTGAAAGTCTGTCATCGGCCTTGCTCTTTTCGATCAGAACTCCTGTTAGTTGGTGCATAGCTATTCTCCTTTTTCTCTGGACTATCTCCAGGTTCAGTTTGTTATATTACTTATTGTATATTATATGGGCTTGATATACAATTATATACATAACAAACTAATTAAAGGAGAGGTCATTATGAACATCTTAATTAATGGAAAACACAAAGTCAGCATTAAACAGGAGGTTTAAAATGACTAAACATAATCAAATTACAAGTCGATATCAGGACAGAGAGTTTGTGGTCTTTAAAGAAAACGAAAAAAGCAAGGGTTTTATTTCCTTAAACATGGTTATAAAAAATCCTCGTAGCGTTTCACTTAATACGTTTACTTACTCTATTGATGATGAAACTGAAGCACAGTTTGGTATCCACTTCAACCATGATATTGAAACATTAGAAAAGCTAGTTAAATGGACTAAAAGTGTAACTAGAAAAGCTAATAGACAGATTAAAAAGTTAAAAGAGCAGGGTTAATTCCCTGCTCTACTCTAGAGTTTAAGTATTAACGAAATATTATAATTACAGGAGGTAATTATGAAAAAACAATAATAAAATAAACAAAAAAATAGAGCCTAGATTTTTACGTCTAGGCTCTTTTAATTTTGTATTTACGCCAATACCCTTACGACTTCATTACCTTGTAAGACTTTAGGTTTCTTACCTTTTTTACATTCCGACAAATCAATTTCGTAATGCCCATTATCAGAATTATCAGTATCGCTTTCATCTTTAACAATACGAAAATCACTTGATATCATTCCATACTTAGATAATTTATCGTAATCGCTTTTATAAGGTATCATTCTTATAAAGTTGATCATCACATTATCAGGTTCAAACCTATCCAATGGATTAAATTCATCTTTTTCTGTGATCCCTTCATTTTTCTGTATCTCCTGTAGTTCTTGAATAAAATCCAAAGCCATTTCGACAAGGCTCATTCCTGACCAATGTGAACTTAAAACTGCACTTTCTCGTTTCCAGGTATTATCCTTACTGCCAACGAGAATATGATTATCATCATTATATGTAGCTGAGAATGATATTGAAATTCTATCTCCCATTTTTTTATCTCCTTATCCCAAAATAAAATTCCAGGAATTGTAGTTTGTTATAGCTCTAATTCTAACAAAAAATTCCACAAACTTCCATTTTAGTATACAATTATATATGAAGTAAAAATCCATAAACATTACGACAAAAATATTAATGCCCTAGACTAATTAAAATCTAGGGCATTTTTAGTTAAGGGAGAATTATTTTTTAATCAAACATTCCTTTTAAAGTTCCATTTTCATAATCTTTCGGTTTAAAAAAATGTCCATTTTCATCTTTTTCAATTACTCCCATTGAAAACAGTTCATTTAAAACTTCATCAACTTCTGATTCATTCATTTCTGAAATTGGCTTTCCAATAATTAAAACTTTCTTTTCTTTGTTCATTATTCCCCCTTAAAACGCTCTGATTATGTAACTTGAATAATCGTTATTTGAAAGAGTTTCTATATCCCATTTTTTAAACTCTATAATTTCTGTTTGTTCTTCTATTTCTTCAATAGTTTCAAAACTAGAATAATCATCTAATAATTCTTTTTTGGTTTCATACTCTGAATAATCGCAACATATAGCAATTACATCAA